ATTTGGACTCCTTCAAAAAATGGAAGATTTTTTGTTTCTTGGTTGCCAGATAAAAATTTAAGAAATAATATAATAATAAAAAACGGTATAAAATATCCTGGTAATGATTATTTAGGAGCATTTGGATGCGATTCTTATGATATATCAGGTACTGTTGGAGGACAAGGTTCAAATGGAGCATTGCACGGATTAACAACTTTTTCAATGACCGACAATGTTCCTAATACAAAATTTTTTTTAGAATATATTGCTAGACCCCAAACAGCTGAAATATTTTTTGAGGATGTTTTAATGGCTTGTATATTTTATGGTATGCCAATATTAGCAGAAAATAATAAACCAAGATTATTATATCATTTTAAAAGAAGAGGTTATAGAGGATTCTCAATGAATCGCCCTGATAAATTAAGAGGTAATTTATCTAAAACGGAAGCAGAATTAGGAGGAATACCAAATAGTTCTGAAGATATAAGACAAGCACATGCAGCTGCTATTGAGTCGTACATTGAAGAATATGTAGGAAAAATTAATGAAGGGTATGGTAACATGTTCTTCCAAAGAACTTTAGAAGATTGGGCAAAATTTGATATTTCAAAAAGAACAGCTCATGATGCTTCTATAAGTAGTGGGTTAGCAATAATGGCTTGCAGAAAAAATTTATATAGACCAACACAAAAAAGAACAAAAATTAGTATTGAATTTGGGTTTTCTAAATATAAAAATAGTGGATCACAAAGTGAATTAATAAAATAAGTATGGCAAAATATAAGTCAAATGGATATGACTTTCCTAGTCAAGCAGTACCAGACGCAGAGAAAAAATCTATAGAATATGGCAATAAAGTTGCAAGAGCTATTGAACAAGAATGGTTTAATAAAGGCAATGGTTCACAAGGCAGATATTATTCTACAAGAGATGAGTTTCATAGATTAAGATTATACGCTAGGGGTGATCAATCTATTAGAAAATACAAAGATGAGTTTGCTGTAAATGGTGATTTATCTTATTTAAATTTAGATTGGAAACCGGTACCTATTATACCTAAATTTGTTGATATAGTTGTTAATGGTATGCAAGATAGATTATATACCATTAGAGCAGTTGGAGAAGACCAACTTTCTACAGATAAAAGAACTACTTATGTAGAGGATATACAAAGAGACATGAATGCCGCAGCTATGTTAGATGCTGTTGAAATGCAACTTGGTGTAAATGTAAGAAATGTAGAAAAAGAAAAATTACCTTCTTCTTCAGAAGAATTAAATTTATATATGCAATTGAATTATAAACAAGGTATAGAAATTGCTGAAGAACAAGCTATAAATAATATTTTTCAAATTAATGAATACGACTCTTTAAAAACTAGAGTTGATTATGATCTTACTGTATTAGGAATTGGTGCTATAAAACATTCTTTTAATAATACAGATGGAATAAAATTAGATTATGTAGATCCTGCAAATTTAGTTTGGTCATATACAGAAGATCCCTATTTTAAAGATTGTTATTATTTTGGCGAAGTTAAAACAATAAAAATTAATCAATTAAAAAAAGATTTCCCTGAAATAACTGATGAATATTTAGATGAGCTTTCTAAAAAAAGTGGTGGTTGGTCAACTTATAATATGAATTATTCTAACCGAGAAGAAGACGGGGATAATAATATTGTTAATGTTTTGTATTTTAACTGGAAAACATGGGAAAACAACGTTTATAAAGTAAAAGAAATTTCTTCAGGAGCTGAAAAAGTAATTAAAAAAGATGACTCATTTAACCCTCCTAAAGATAAAAGAACTAGATTTAAAAGAGTAGCCCAAGCACAAGAAGTATTATATGAAGGAGTTTATATATTAGGAGCTTCACAATTATTAAGATGGAAAAAAGCAAGTAATATGATACGCCCTAATTCAAATACTAATCAAGTATTAATGAATTATGTTGTTACAGCTCCTAGAATATATAAAGGTAAAATAAATTCTTTAGTTTCAAAAATGACACCATATGCTGATTTAATACAGCTTACTCATTTAAAATTACAACAGGCTATACAAAAAATGACTCCCTCAGGAGTATATTTAGATGCTGATGGGTTAGCTGAAATAGATCTTGGTAATGGTACAAGTTATAATCCTCAAGAAGCATTGAATATGTATTTTCAAACAGGATCTATAATTGGTAGATCATTAACCACAGAAGGTGACCCTAATCCTGGCAAAGTTCCTATTCAAGAACTTCCTGGCGGTGGCGGTAATCAAGTGCAGCTTTTAATAGGCGCTTATAACCAATATCTCCAAATGATTAGAGATATAACTGGATTAAACGAAGCAAGAGATGGATCAGACCCGGATCCTAAAGCTCTTGTGGGTGTACAAAAAATGGCTGCTGCAAATAGTAATGTTGCTACAAGACATATATTAGATTCTAGTTTATACATGACAAAACTATTAGCAAATTGCATAGCTCTTAGATTTAAAGATATTTTAGAATATCATCCTAAAAGAGATGCATTTATTTCTTCAATAGGGCATTTTTCTGTTGGTTCTTTAAAAGAAATGCAAAATTTAAATTTACATGATTTTGGCATATTTTTAGATCTAGAGCCTGATGAAGAAGAAAAATCTTTATTAGAAACAAATATACAAATGGCTCTTACTCAAGGGACTATACATCTTGAAGATGCAATAGATATTAGGCAAGTTAGAAATATTAAACTTGCTAATCAACTATTAAAATTTAGAAGAGTTAAAAAACAACAAGCTGATCAAGCACAAGCACAAGCCGCTAGTGTAGCGCAGGCTGAAGCACAAGGCCAAGCACAAATACAAATAGAACAAGCTAAAGCGCAGGCGCAACAAATAAAAGCAGATTCTACAATACAAATATCTACCGCAGAAAGCGAAATGGATATTAAAAAATTAGAAATTGAAGCACAAACTAAAAAAGAATTAATGCAATTTGAATTTGATTTAAATGTAAAGTTAAAACAAATGGAAATTGATGCTCAAAAAGAAATGTCGGATAACTCAAAAGATATATCCGGACCTCCTAAAATAAATAAACCTAAAAAATCATTTGAATCAAAAGGTAATGATGTTCTTGGAGGAATTGAAATGTCTAGATTTGAACCTAGATAAATTATTTAACTATTTTATTATATATTATGGAACAAGAAATACAAGTAAAAGCGGTTGAAGAAAAACAAGAAACTTCACCGCAAGAAAAAGAAGCTGCTGTTTTAGAAACTGCAGTTAAAGAAGGAGAAGTAAATCCTGATTATGGTCTTCAAGATGATGGGGTTTATAAAGTAAATTTAGATAATCCGCCTAAACAAAAACAAGATGCCATTCAAAAGCAAAGCACAGATGAGGTACCTGTACGCGACGGATCCAAAGCTAGCGAAGAGGTTCAAAAAGAAAACAAAGAAAAGTCTGAAGAGTCTGCCGGAGAAAATAAACAAGAAGAAAAAAATAAAGGTAACGAAGAAGAACAAGGGGAAAAAATAGAATCACCAATTGAACTTGTTACTGAAGAATCAAAAGAAGAACCAGCAGAACCAGTTGAAGATATTGTAGAAGAAGAAAAAGTTTCTACAGAAGAAAATAAAAGCATTGAATATCCTGAAGATATTCAAAAGTTAGTAGAATTTATGGATGAAACAGGAGGAACTTTAGAAGACTATGTTAGTCTTAATAAAGATTACTCCAAAATGGATGCTACTGCTTTAATATACGATTACTATAAAACAACAAAACCTCATTTAGATAATGAGGATGTTTCGTTTCTCATGCAAAAACAATTTCAATATTCAGAAGATGAGGACGAACCACAAGAAATTAAAGCTAAACAATTAGCTTTTAAAGAAGAATTATATAAAGCACAAACGCATTTTAAAAATTCAAAGGAAAAATACTATACTGATCTTAAGTTAAGAAAACAGAATAATATTCCTGAAGAATATAAAAAAGCGTATGACTTTTATAACGAAGCAATTAAATCAGAAGAATTAACGGAAAAAAACAAAAAAAGTTTTATATCTAAAACAAACAAAGTCTTTGGTGAAGAGTTTAAAGGTTTTGATTTCAAAGTCGGGGACAAAAAATATAGATATAAAGTTGAAAATTCAAAAAAAGTAAAACAAGCCCAATCAGATATTTCTAACTTTTTAGGTAAATATTTAGATGATAATGGAAATATGCATAACCCTTATGGTTATCATAAAGCAATTTTTGCAGCAGATAATGTTGATAAAATAGCCAGTCATTTTTATGAGCAAGGCCGTGCCGACGCCATACAGCAGTCCATTAAAGAATCAAAAAATATTAATATGTCTCCTAGAGCAGACGCTTCTGCTTCTGGAAACTTTTCAAATAGCCCTGTTAAAGTTGTTCCATCTGAATCTTCTAATAAATTGCGCATAAAATGGAATAAATAACTAATTTAAAAAATTTTAAACTATGGCTTTTACAAGTGGTGTTCCCGCTGCCTTACAACCAACACAAACTAAGGCATTATATTCCGGGAACTATATTGATTTTACTGATTCAAGTTTTAATCAGTGGGCTCAACAATTTTTACCAGATGTATACGAACAAGAAGTTGAAAGATATGGAAATAGATCTATCGGTTCTTTTTTACGTATGGTATCTGCGGAGATGCCATCTACTTCAGATCAAATTATTTGGACTGAGCAAGGTAGATTGCACACAAGATATGCAAATATCGTTTATTTAAGTAACGCTGGAACTATGCCTACTACTGGTACTACTCCTGGTACTGCATCTGCAGTAACTACAGGCGGTAGTGTTGGAAACTTTTTTGTACCAACAGCTCAACCAACTAGTTTAGGTATTACTTCACAGGGTACAACAGCTGTTAACTTTAAAAAAGGTCAAACAGTTATGATTCAAGCTCAAACAAGTGCAACATCTGCAATTGGAGGAACTGGAGCAATGATTAAAGGTATTGTTACTAATGTTAGTGGCCAATACTTCCAAGTTAAAGCTTACGGTGCTGTTCCTGCAATTACAAACGCACAAAGATTTACTGCTTTAGCATATGGATCTGAGTTTGCAAAAGGATCTTCTAACTTTACTGAAAAATTAGATCCTAGCTATGCTACATTTAAGAACAGCCCTGTAATTCTAAAAGAGCATTATTCAATTAATGGTTCTGATACTGCACAGATTGGCTGGATTGAAGTTACTTCTGAAAATGGAGCTAGCGGATATTTATGGTATTTAAAATCTGAACACGAAAACAGATTACGTTTTGAAGATTATCTTGAAATGTCAATGGTTGAAGGTGTGAAGCAATTAAATACTGGTGCTACTTTAAATTTCTACGATTCAGCATTAACAGCTACCGCTAAAGGTACTGAAGGTTTCTTTGAAGCTATTGAAGCAAGAGGTAACGTATATTCAGGATTTGGTGCGCAAGCAGCTGGTGGTGGAGCTTTAACAGACTTTGACGCTGTTTTAACTCAACTGGATAAGCAAGGGGCTATTGAAGAAAATATGCTTTTCTTAGATAGAAATCTTTCTTTAGAAATTGACGATATTCTTGCACAACAAAATGGAGGATATTCTGGAGGTACGTCTTTCGGAGTATTTAACAATAGCGAGGATATGGCATTAAATTTAGGATTTACAGGTTACAGAAGAGGGTCTTATGACTTTTACAAAACTGACTGGAAATACTTAAATGATTTCTCTACAAGAGGAGGTTTTGGTGACATTGAAGGTGTATTAGTACCTGCTGGTACTTCTACTGTTTATGACCAAGTACTTGGTTCAAACATTAAAAGACCTTTCTTACACATAAGATATAGAGCGTCTGAGACTGAAAACAGAAAAATGAAGTCTTGGGTAACTGGATCTGTAGGTGGACCATCAAGTTCTCCAATCGATGAAATGAGAATGCACTATTTAAGTGAAAGATGTTTAATTGTACAAGGTGCAAATAACTTTGTATTATTTAAAGATGCTTAATATTTATATAAGTTTTGCCCCCGTGTTTTATCGGGGGTAATTCTTATTAACAATTATATTATATTATATTATGACAACACAAGTGAAAAAACAAGTCCATCCTATAGAAAAAGGGTGGGAAATAAAAGATAGAACATATATTTTAACAGGAGGTAAATCGCCTCTTAGCTGGACAATACAATCAAAACATACAGGAAGAAAACCTTTATTATGGTTTGATGAAACAACAGGTGAAAGTAAAGAATTAAGATATGCTACTAATCAAAAATCTTTATTTGTTGATGAGCAAAAAGGATATGCTACTTTAGGCCATATTATATTTTTAGATGGTGTATTAGAAGTTCCTAAAGAACAACAAGCTTTACAAAAACTTTTATCGTTATATCATCCAAAAGCTAATGAATTATGGCAAGAAGTAGATTTTGCTAAAGAAGCAATTGATGATGTACAAATGATAGAATTAGAATTAAAAGCTTTAAATCTTGTTAATTCTTTAGATATAGAACATTTAGAAGCAATTATGAGAACTGAATTAGGCTCTACTGTTTCAACTATGAGCTCTAAAGAAATAAAAAGAGATGCTTATAACTTTGCTAAAAACGATCCTGCATTATTTATAGAATTGTCAGAAGATGAAGATATAAAACTTAGAAATTTAGCTAACAGAGCTGTTGAGGTTGGTTTATTAAATTTAACCGAAGATAACACTGTTTTTAAATTATCTAATGGTAAAAAGGTAATGACTGTTCCTTTTGATCAACATCCTTATGGTGCTTTAGCAGCATACTTTAAAACAGATGAGGGAGTTGATTTAATGAAGTCTATTATGAAAAAATTATCATAATACAAATGATATAGGGTGAGAAATCAACCCTATATCAACTAATTAAAAAAATACAAATGGCTGTAAACATAAATGACGTATATAAAACAGTTCTTGTTATAATAAATAAAGATAACAGAGGATACATAACACCAGAAGAATTTAATAGGTTATCTGCTCTTGCTCAAAATGAAATATTTGAAAGTTATTTTAATAAGCAAGTAGCATATGAGGCTACAGTAGAAATTAAAACTGATTTTTCAGATCCTATATTAACTAATTCTGAAAAAATTAATGTGTTTTATGGTAATTCTACATTAACTCAAACTAATAATATTTTTACATTTCCAACAGATTTTTATAAGTTAGGTATAGTATCTGTGGATAATATAATGGCGGATTTAGTTTCTTATGAAGATTTAAAATTTATAAATTCTTCTCCATTAACTTATCCTGTAAAAACTCAACCTGTATATTCTTTAGTGCAAGGAGGTATAAAAGTATACCCTTCTACAGTAACTTCAGGTGTTAGTATAGATTATCTTAAAAAGCCATTTAAACCTAAGTGGGGTTATGCAATGCCTACAAGCTCTCAAATTGCGGCTGGAATACCTAATGAGCCTATTTATGATAGTACTGCTTTTGATCCTGCAACAGATAGTTATGATGCTATTGCAAAATCTTATGATTTTCAATTACATGCTTCCGAAGAAAATAATTTAATTTTAAAAATACTTTCTTACGCGGGTGTTGTAATTAAACAAGCTGACATAGCTGGTTTTGGACAAAGTAAAGATCAACAACTTCAAGCAACTGAACAATAATGGCAATATCAAGAAAACCTTTAGACGTAGATAATTATTCCGCTTTAGACGGTGGTACAGGACTAGCTATACCCGGTTATTACAGCAGAGTAAATTTGAATGATATAATAAATAATTTTATAGTAGGATATACTGGTGATGGAAAAATTTTACCAAAAATTCCAAGATATGATGTTGCTTTTTGGGCCCAAAGAGCTGTTCAAGAGTTTAGCTATGATGTATTTCATTCAGAAAAAAGTATTGAAATTGAATTAAGTAGTACGTTACAAATTTCTTTACCTTCTGATTACGTTAACTACGTAGAGCTTTCTTGCGTTGATAATAACGGTGCATTAAAACCTATACAAAATAATAAATTAACAAAAGCAACTAAGTCTATAGCACAAGATCAAGACTATAAATATTTATATGATTCCGATGGTAATATAATTTTTAAAGAAACTTCAGATACTATAAATAGATTTCAAAAAAGTTCAGAAGGGCTTCCTCAAAAAGACTTTGAAAATTATTATGATGGCTATTATGAAGATTCTGATTTAACAGGATATGGTAGACGTTATGGGTTAGATCCTGAAAGAGTTAATATAAATGGCACTTATGTTCTTGATTTAGAAGCTGGTAAAATATATTTTGATTCTTATTTTACTTCAGGAGATTTAATAGTATTAAGATATATATCAGATGGGTTAGGTGATAATGGTGATTTTAATAATGTTCTTATACCTAAATTAGCTGAAGATGCTGTATATTCTACAATACTTTATAATATAGCTAAATTAAGGCCAAGTGCCGCAGGTGCTCTTCCTTTATATAAAAAAGAAGCAGCAGCTAAAATGAGAAATGCAAAAATTAGACTTTCTAATATGAAAGTAAAAGAATTTGCGCAAGTATTAAAAGGTAAATCTAAGTGGATTAAACATTAAAATATGCCAGAAATTAAAAGGCTATTCAATGCAAGCCGAATGAATCGAGACGTGGACGACAGACTTGTCCAAGCTGGAGAATATCGTGAAGCTTTAAATATAAATGTAAGTAAGTCAGAGGGCTCTGATATGGGCGCTGTTGAAAATCTTTTAGGTAATAAAGAAATTGTAAGCACATCAATATCTAATGCTAAAATTATTGGTAGTTTAAGAGATAATGGAAATGAAAAAATATATTATTTTGTTACTAATAATGATAGCTATGATAATTCAAATAGTTCTTCTAAAGAACATCAAATTATAGAGTACGACCAAAAAGCTAATAAATCAACCGTATTAGTAAACCAAAATACTTTAAATTTTCATGTTGATTTCCCTATTACCGGTGTTAACTTAGTAGATACATTATTATTTTTTACAGATGATAGAAATCCTCCTAGAAAAATAAATGTAGATACCGCTAGAAATGAGGCTGGTCATTATAATATTGCTGCAGGCGTTGATAATCTTATGTCTGTAGCTAAATTTGCACCATATGAAGCTGCTGAAATATTAGCTTTATCTAATACAGATGAAACTGGCGCGGTAATTACATCTAACTTTTTAGAAAACAAACTAGTAAGATTTTCATATCGTTATCAATTTGAAGATGGAGAATATAGTGTATTAGCACCTTTTACACCTATATGCTTTTCAAGATTAGGTAATCCTGATACAATTAGCACAAGTTCAATATCAGATTTTGGAGAAATAGAAACATTTGTAAATGCTGTAAAATCTGTTCAATTATCCGTACCTATTTCAAGTGGTTATGGAATTACCGGTGTTGAACTTATATATAAAGAAACGGGATCTTCAACTTTATATGTTGTTGAAGAAAAAACAGTTACAACTGAATCCTCCGTTAATTTTTTTTATAAATCACAAGATCCTTTTAAAACATTACCTAGTGATCAATTAACAAGAGTATCTGACGCAGTTCCTAAAAAAGCTAAATCTCAAGAATTAGCAGGTGGTAGACTTGTATATGGTAATTTTTTACAAAATTTTGATATACCGAATATTTCATTTAGTGTATCAAGAACCGGCGAAGCTACCGCTAGATATTCAACGTTAGATAGCTCTATGTCTGTAAAGTCAAGACGTACTTATCAGGTAGGTATTGTATTGGCTGATAAATTTGGAAGACAATCCCCCGTAATATTATCTTCAACGGGTAATGATACAGTGTTTATTGATGCAGCAACCGGAGAATCTAATAGTACAAATGTATTTAATGCTTTAAGAGTATCATTTTCAGCAGCAGCTGTAGCAACATTAAAAGCTCTTGATTGGGCTTATTCATATAAAATAGTTGTAAAACAAAGAGAGCAAGAATATTATAATTGGATTTCAGCACTTACTGGTGCTAATGTTATTGCAAGATTAGGAGATAGCATAAATAAAATACCTAGAGATCAAACTGCTGTAATACCACCAAGCACAAGTAATACAATATCGCCTTGTGATGTTTCTGTATATCCTAAAGTTTTAAATGGTGCTAATCAGACTACTTCTAGTTTAACAAAAGTACAATCAATTAATAATCCAGCAGGTACTGCTAATGTACCAACTGTAACTGATGCTGGGGCTTCTGTATCTTCGGGAATATCTGTATATGAAACAGAACCTGTAGAGTCAGATTTAGATATTTTCTTTGAAACTTCTACAGGTGGTTTAATATCAGCTTTAAATAATGCGGGAGCAACTATAGATGTTAGATTTTTTAATTGTTATTTATTAAATTTTACCTCAGGCACACATATAGAAATTAATAGATTAAGAGCAGGATTTAATGAAAAAGCTTTTGATGTAGGTGTTAGAGCTTATGTCGTAAAAGAAAATTTTGCTGAAGAAAGAAGATTTAATACACTTATACATTCAAGCGGTTTATTTAATTCAAGAACTAATGTTAATTATATAAATCAATTTAACGAAGCTGAAGGAGGATTAACTATATCATTAGATCCTCAAGATGGATCTGTACAAAAACTTTATGCTGACGATACTCAAATAGTTATTTTCCAAGAAGATAAATTATCTAGATCACCTATAAATAAAGATTTTATATATTCAGCTGAGGGTGGTGCAATTCCCGTAACTAGTAATACACAATTTTTAGGAACTATAGCACCTTATGCTGGAGATTTTGGAATATCAAAAAATCCAGAATCTTTTGCAGCATATGGGTATGCAAAATATTTTACAGATAAAAATAGAGGTTCTGTTTTAAGATTATCGCAAAATGGTATTGCAGATATATCAAATTCTGGAATGAGTGATTTTTTTAGAGATGCGTTATCTCATGCTTCTAAAGTAATAGGCTCTTATGACGAATATCATGGGTTATATAATTTAACTATTATAGGTGATTGTTATGATAGTGAAACTGATACAAATATAGCTACTGCTGCGGATGGTTATTTTACAATTTCATTTGATGAAAATGCTAAGGGATGGACAAGTTTTAAATCTTTTAAACAAGAGGGAGGATTAACATTAAATAATAAATATTATACGTTTAGCTCTGGAAAGCTATATGAACATAATTCAAAAAATGTAAATAGAAATAGTTTTTATGGGGCTGGGCCGGCTGATTCTTATATAGAACCTATATTAAACGATAGTCCTTCTTCCATCAAAACATTTAATAATATAAGCTATGAAGGAACATCAGGTTGGGAGCTAGATTTTTTAAGAACTGATTTATCAGATATTGGTGTTGTTCCTACAAATGTAAATTGTTTTGATGTTTCATTGCAAATTACAAGACCTAATACAAATGTTGGTGCCAATACATTAATAACAGGTGAAAAAATTGCAAGAGCTAAACAAGGAGAAACAGTTACCTGGGCCGTTTTTGTAGAACCTAAAAATGCTAATTTTAAATTTAATTCAGTGTCCGATGTTACTCTAACTTATTCTGGCTCTGAAACAGTTAATATAACAAACCCTACAACTATTGTTGATGGCAAATTAGTATTTAATATAAGTTACACCGTTGGTACATCTAATCAAATAATTGAATTACTTGTTGGGGGTACTGGTGCTTCTCTTGCTTTTACTACAGTATTATTAAGTATTAGTATAGGAGATTCTGTATCTAATGCTTCAGTAAGTCCTACACTAGCTGAATTATCCTCTGGATCTAATCAAAATATTATATTAGCTCCGTCAACATCGCATTTTGTAAATCCATATAATATTGCAGTGGGAGTTGGAGGATTAAATTCATTAAATACATCTGCAATAACAGGTACTGAAACAATTCCAGTAAAAGTTGTATCTTATACTAGTGGCGGTAATAAATATACTTTAAACGGTATAAAACAAGAGAATATTGCACTTACTATAGGTAAAACCTATATATTTGATCAAAGTGATAGCTCAAATGGCACAGGCGGCACACATCCTTTAAGATTTTCAAAAAATCCTAATAATTCGCCTTCAGACCCATTTACAGATGGTGTTACTGTTACAGGTACTCCTGGTACCGCGGGTGCACAAACACAAATAGTTGTAACTAGTACAACCCCTAGCCCATTATATTATTATTGTAGTAATCATGCTGGCATGGGAGGTAATATTATAACTACACCATTACCTTATACAAGACAGACTAATCAGATAACTTATAATGCACCTATTACATTGCCAAGTAATGCTACAAATGAAAATATGACATTTTCCGGTAGCGCTACGGGTTTATATAATTTAACTTGGGCTACACCAGGAATAGGTACTCTTACAACACCTACTAATACAACACCTGGTTCAATTTATACTGTTAGCCCTTATGTTGGAAATGATAGACTTACAGCTTTTTTAAAAATAAATGTAAGCGGTACAACTAAGATTATGCTGCCAAGTTCTTATGCTATTAGTTATGATGTAGATGATGCAGCCATAACTGAAATAACCGGCTTTTCAAATGTATATACACAAGATTACTATCAAGCTCAAATTTTGTTGCCTAAAATATATCAAGATACAGTAGCAACAGCAACTATAACACCTTCAACAGTTGCAGCTGGAGAAGTTGATGCAACAATAAATGCGGCTAATTTACCTAGTACCCATACATTTACTAATGGTATTGCAAGCCCTAATAATTCTTTAATAATAGGAGATACAAGTAATGCTAATCAAAGAGCTAATATAGTAACACAAATTACAGTAGATCAAGATTGGCTTTATGCTATAGCTGCTGTAACAGAAGGAACCGCAAGAACACCAGTAGCAAGACAAAATCTTATTGTTGAGCCATATGAAATTACTTTTAACAGTGGGTATGGCAAATATCCTTGGGCAATTAATGTTGCTACTAATACAACAGGCTCTAATAGAACAGGTACGGTTGTAGTAGAAAAATTTAATGATAGAGTTACAGGGTCATTGGTTTCATCAAAAACAATAAATATAACACAAAACGCATAATGAGCACAATAATAACATTTCCATTTCAAAAAAAAGAAGGTAAATATTTTGCACCAATAGTATCACAACAAACTACATATAAAGTAAACAATGGAGCGGTAGTCGCTGATGCTACAAAATTAGTTTCTGGTGTTAAAGGTGCATTTATGAAAGTTAGAATAAAATTATCGTCAACAAATGCTTCAACTAAAGCGGAATTATTTGCTATAAATTCTGAAGCTGTAAATTCAAGTAATTAATATGGAAATATTAGATTTATTATTTAATGGCCCTGAGGGTTTAACGTATGGTATAGCGCCTGCAGTTGTTGCTGCAGTTGGTGCTGCTGGAGGAATTATAAAAGGTATAGGTTCTTTATTTGGAAGACGTGCAAAAAGAAGAGCTATGAATAGAGCTATTGACGCTCAAAAGAAAGCTGAAGCTAAAGTTATGAACTTTAAGTTTAAAAATGCATATGAAGGTATGGAAGGTACTACATATACGCCTACTAAAGCTGAAGCTCAAAATTTAGCCGCCGCTGCGCAAGCAGGTATGCCTACAATAAATGCTGTTAAAGACGCAGCATTACCAACATTAAGAGACCCTGCTACCATGACTGCTTCAACATATTCCGCAGTAGGATATGATGCATCTCAAACAAATGCAGATCAATTATTAAGAGGTGCAGATACGGGTTTAACAAATGAAATGCAAAATTTACAAGTTTCTACAGCAGCTTCTGAAATGGCCGCACAAGAAGCTGATCAATCTTTAGCTGCATCACAAGATCTTGCTACACAAGCGGGTACAGGTGCAGGCGGCGCTACTGCATTAGCCGCGGCTGCTGCTAAATCTAAAGCTGGTATTGCTGCAGACATAGATAGACAAACTAAAGAAAATGAAATTAGAAGAGCACAAGGTGAAATGCAATTGCAAAGAGAGCAGCTTGGCCAAGAAAATTTAGCATCACAATTTGATTTAGGACAACAACAATTTAATGTTCAAGCAAAAAATGTAGCTTCACAATTTAAAGCAAACGCTGATAATCAGGCTATGCGTTTTAATGCACAAGCAGCTAATGATGCAGCAAGATTTAATGCCGCGGCTGCTAATCAATTTGCGTTAACACAATTTAGTACGGATGCTGCAAGAGAAAAATTCAATGCTGGGCAATCAAATCAATTTTCAAGAGATGAATTTGCTACTGAAGCTAGAATGGAACAATTTAACAATGCAGCATTAAATCAATTTGCAAGAGATCAATTTGCTGCTGATCAAAGACTAGAATTAGCAAATATGGGCGCTGCCAATCAAGCTGCTGCTTTTGGTGCAAAAACAGAATTTGAAGCTAATAGATTAGCAGCTGCAGGAGCAATGGGAGTACAAGATAGAGAGTTTAATAGATTAGCTGCTATGATGGGACAAAGACAAGCTGAAGCTGGGCAGGCTAGAAAAGCTGATGCGGCACAACGAAGTATGCTTTTAGGTGGCTTATCACAAGCTGCATCAGGAGCAGCTTCCGCTTTATCAGCAGGAGGTTTTCTTACAGATAAGTAATTATAATAATATAATAATATGGTAACAAGTACACGTGTAGGATATTTTGATCCAACAATAACAACAAAATTTGGACCAAGTGGCACCGAAGAGATTGATGCTCTTGAAAAGGGTGTACAATTAGGTTTGCAACAAGGTTCAATAGTGGCTAGAAATTTACAAATGGCCCGAAGAGCTGAAATTGATGAAAAAAACGCTAGACAAATTGAAGAGTATCGTCAAGTGCAGCGTTATAAACTTCATGATGGCCAAACTGAAAAGTTTAATTTTGAAGACACACCTACAACACTTGATAGTATATCAAATGCTAGAGCTGAAGTATCAACAGAACTTGTAAAAAGAGCTAATGAGCTTTTTAAAGCAAGAGAAAATGGTGATATTAGACCTATTGATTATATTAAAGGTATGACTATTTTAGAAGGACAAATTCCTTTATATAAAACTGCTGAAGAAACTATAAGAGGAGTTGGAGAAAAATTTTTAGTAGGCGTTCAAGAAAATAATTTTTCTAATACTAATGACCCAAAACTAATAGCTTTTGGCGCCGCATTAGCGGATGGTTCTGCTAAAATTAAATATAACATGGACAATAATGGTGTTATATCAATTGATGGTAGTTTTGAATATGATGATGATGGTACCTCTAAAACAGAAAAAATACACGTTCCTTTAACAGAAATACAAAGATTAGCTAATATAAAATACAAACCAAAAGAATCTGTTTCTGATTATATGGATGCTGATGTTACAGCATTAAAAACTGCAAATGAGCAATCTAGTATAGGCAAAGGCGATACTGAAGGTTTATGGAAACAAAATAAAGCTGTGCAAATGGTAAACGGTATTCCAACTGTTAACAAAAAATTTAAACAACATTTTGCTAATGGATTTGATAGTTATTTAGAACAATTAGGAGAGGGCGATGATGTATATCAATTAGGACAATATATATTAGATGGCGGTTTAAGTAATAAAATGGATTCTGAAAAAATATTAGATATTTATAGTCAAAAAGTCCCTGGCCAAGGTGGTGAAGAAGCTAAAAAGTTCCAGGGTAAAAGTACTATGGAAACTTTAAACACCATGTTTAATGAGCATAATGAAAAAGATATTATGTTGAAAGATAGCGAAGGTAATCCTATTAGTAGATTTGATGCTTTAAAAAACGCTTTAAAAGAAGACTATATATTAAAGTCAGCATATAACTATGATAAATCTTTAACAGATCAAATAGAATCTGATAAAATGACTAATTTAAAAACTACAAAAGATACATTATCAGATCAAGTTAAAATTAAAGAACTTAGAGAAAGTTTAACTGCTGATAGTTCGGATTCTAAATTAGTAATTGAAAAAGATTTAGAAGGTATTATTAATAATTTAGCAAATTTAAGAGATCAAAGTATTGAATCTAATAAATTACCTAGTAATATTCAAGGACCAACTGGTTTTTCTATTTCGAAAAATGATGTTAAGGACGCTTTATCAAATATTGGTTTTAATATAACTAATGCAACAGATAAAAAAGGAAATATAATTAAAGGGCAATTTGATGTTTCAGCGCCTGGATTAGATTTAAAAGAAATAAAAGGTATTAGAGACGCGGATCTTACAAATATAAGCCAGTTTTTTAAAAGATTGGTATATAGCCAAGTAGGAATAAATAGAAAAAATCAAGACGAAATATTTACAAGACTTAATAAATTAATTGAATTAAAGAAATTATAATTTATGCCAAGATTCAAACTAATTGATGGATCGATAGTTACAGTATCAGATAGTGAAGTTGATGAATTTTTAACCAAAAACCCTGGAGCACAAAAAATTGATGGTAGGGAAAGTGTTCGAAATCAGGTAAGGCAAGATGAATTAGCACAACAAAATTTAAAAGAACAAGAGCTTGAAAGAACGGCTGTTGAAGACCTAAATAAAGCTAGAGAAAGAGAAACTTATCCTCAATTTGAAGAAAAAAGAAAATTAGCAACAAAAAGAAGGTTTGATAAAGGATACTTTAATGAAGGAGAAGAGGCTGCATATACAGCTTATAAGAAAACCGGTGATATACTTTTAACTGAAGACAAACAAACTTTACAAGAATTATATCAAGCAGAGCAAGATGTTAGGGAAAGGGAGTTTATGGATGACTTGCCAGATAGTGTAAGAAAAAGAGTTCTTGATAGACTTCAAAAAGAAGATCCTACAAATGCATCTATAAATGCTTTTCAAAGAAATTACAACGCAACAGCTCAAATAAATAACACTTTGGCTAATGCTGCTGTTGATTTAGGCTTAGGTACAATGTATCTTCTTGATATGGCAAGACCTGAAAAAGGAGGGTTTGAAGAAAAAAGGCTAAATAAAAAATTAAAAGAAGCTGAAGCTGGAGATTTTTTTGCTGACGATAGAGGATTTAAATTTAAAAACAAAGAAGAGGCTGTTTCATATTATAAAGATAAACTTGATAATTTAGGAGCAACACCTGAAATAATAAAAAATTTAATATCTAAAAAAGAAAAATTAGAAAAAGAAAGAGCTGAAAAATTACCAAAGCCTATACCCTTAGAAAATATAAACAGCCTAGCTGCTTTAGGTGATTATACAAGTGACGCTATTGTAAATTTTTTACCATCTGGACTTGCTTTAATGTTGGGCCCAGCTGCATTGCCCGCTTTTGGTATTATGGGTGCTACTGGTAAATTATCTCAGTTTGCTATGGAAGAAGGTGAAGCTGAAGAATATTTGCCAGAATTAGAAAAAGCATTAAAAAATCCAGCGCTTGCTGAATACCATAAAGAAATTAAAGCAGAAATAGAAAGATATAATAAAATATTAAGTACAAATAACTTAACAAAACTAGGTACTTCAGCGCTATATGCTGGAAGTGAAATGTTATTTGAAAGATTTACTACACTTAAATTATTTAATGATTTAAAACAAGCCGCTAAATTAAAACCACCTTATAAAGAAGGTATAGGCAAAGCTATTTTAAAAGTGCCAGAAGCATCTGCTAGAGAAGGAGTTGGAGAAGGTTTAACACAAATAACACAAAATGCATCGGATATATTAATTGAAGATAAAAATATAAGCTTATTAGATAATGTTGATGAAGCAGCAGTTCAAGGAGGTTTAATAGGCACTGGATTTGGTGTAGCTACAACTAGTATGATGGCTAGAGCTCACATATTTGATGTTATCGCCAGTAAGAAAGATAAACAAAATATTGCAAATGGATTAGAAACAATACAAAATCTTAATAACGATTTACAAAATCCTGAAATTTCAAAAGAAAGAAAAATTCAAATTAAAAATTTAATAAATAAAAAAACAAAAGAACTTAGTTTAAATGAAGATATTATTTCAGATAGATTTTTAAAATTATCTGGAGAACAACAAAAAGAAGTATTTGAACTTGATAGAAAATCAAGAGAAATAAATAAACAATGGATTAATATTGCTTCAGATCCTACTATGTCTGAATCTACAAAAGATATAATGGAGCAGGATCTTAGAACTGAATTTGATAATTTACAGCAAACCAAAAGAGATATTATACAAAGTGCTGATAATATATACAATGAAATCGCAAAAATCGAAGGGCTCGAAGAAGGCGACGAAATTAGAGGTGCACGAATTGCAAATGTTAATTTAAGAAATGTAAAGCAACATAATAAAGGTACAGGTTGGGCTAAAAAAGTTATTGGAGTTACAGGGAAAGATTTAGAAAATATAAATAATTTTTTAAAGTCAGAAGAAACTTTATTAACATTACAAGATAAATCTGTTATAACTAAGGAAGAAGCTAACGAAATTATTAATAATAGTTATACTATTAATGAAAATGGATTTGATGGTATAGATGGGTTTTTTAGTAGAGAATCAAAAAATGCAGTAATATTTACAGACGTTGCGGGTACTACTAACCCTGCAGCAGCAATACATGAATACATGCACGCTGCTTTTGTTGCTAATGGTATTACTAAAAAGCAATTTGATAACGTAAAAAATGATTTAACTGAACTTATAAAAAATAAAGCTGGCGGTCAAATTACTCAAAAACAAGCTGATAATATACTTGCTAAAGTTGAAACTTATACAGAAAACCAAAGTGAAGAATTGTTTACAGCAATTAGTGATTTTGTTAATGCTGATGTAATCAGAGAAAGCGATGGTGATTTTTTAAGTAAATTAAGAAATACATTAAAAGGTGCTATATCTAATTTAGTTGGTGTTTCTGAAGCCAATGAATTTAAAATAGATACAGCTGAAGATGCTTTTAATTTTATAAAAGGGTTTAATAGAAAAGTTGTAAAAGGCACGGGTATAGAAGGTAGAGTATCAACAGAGCCAACTAAAGAAGAAGGCGTTGCAGCTTCTAATATTACAAATTTATATAATAAATATGGTGAAAACAAACGCACCATGGTTGAGCAAAGCTTTACAAAAACACCATCTGGACAGGAAACTTTTGTTCCATCTGAATCTGAATTTGGACAATCTATAGGCGGGTTACTTGAAAGTATAACTAAAAGAATATATGATCCTATACCAGAAGATTTAAAAAAGGGTCAAACTAGAACGGAGTTTAAAAATGATTTAGTTTCTGAAGCAGCCACTATTATTGATAGAGAATATGATCCTGAGAAACAAGATATTGGTAAATTTATTACTAATAGATTAAATTTAAGAGCTAATAGACTTGAAAAAGATTTAGGTGTTAAACAAAAAATTGAAACAGACGTTAGCGAAGCAAAAGGAGTTGCTACAGAAGAAGTTACTCCTAAAATACAGCAAACTAAAAAAATTGCTGAAAGATTAGGTATATCTAATAATATAATAGATAAAGCAAAAGATGCTTTAGAAATTGGTATTTTAAATGCTGAAAATAAATTAGAAGGTACTGAAAAGCTTTCTGGCAAAAAAAGAATAGCTATAAGAGATAAAGCCGTTAATGACATTATTGATGGAAAACTATATAGAGATATACAAGATGAGTTTGGACGCAATACAGATACCTCTAAATCGTTTACAGACTATCTTAGCAAGAACTTTTCAGCTCTTAGAGATGCCGCACTAAAACATATTAATTTTCAAAAAGGTACAGGAGCTGCGGTAAATTGGAATACTACACCTCCTACTGAACAAGAATTTATAGATTATTATCTTGCTGCCGATCAAAAAAAATCTACTCGTTCTGATAGAAAAAGAAAACTAGCGAAAGCCGTTGGCCTTGAAATATCTGAACAAGTAAGAAAAGAATATGTAAAAACAAAACCAGAAGAAGCTAAAAAGTTTCAAAAAAAGACAGGTTTAGTATTAGGTTCTAATATAATGAACTGGGGAAAAAGTCAAAATATTAAAAAACCTAGAATACCTTTAGACTTTACTAAAAAAATAATGCCTGTTCTTGATGCAATATCTAAAGCTAATATTAATCCTAAAAAAGATGGAGATCAGCCCGCTATAGATATAATTAATAAACAAACTAAAAATAAAAATCTTAGAGAGTTTGCTCTTCAGCAATACAAAGATAATTTTATAAAAGGTAAAAGATATGGAGGAATCATTGTAGAAAATGTTTGGATTAATTTTTTAAAATCACAAAAAGTTAATGTTATTGACGGGGGTGCTGGATATAATAGTAACATGCCAGATATACAAATTAATTTATCTAATGGAAAAATATTAGTAGAGGTAAAACAAGATTCAAAAGCAATTATGGGGCAACAAACCGTACAAATAAAAGACGGTAAAGTAACTGCTAAAGAAGGGCCTACTCAAAAAAGAATTGAATCATATTTTCAAAGTTTGGTTGATAATGGAACAATTCCAAGTTTTTTAGATGAAGTAAACAAATTAGAGGGATTAAAAGAAAATGATGAAAAATATATTAAAACATTTCCTTTTAAAACATTTATAAAAGAATCAACTAATAAAAAAATAAAAGAGCTTTTAAAAACAGATAAGTTTAAAGCAATTGCAGCCCCTTTTAAATTTGATCCTACTATAACAAAACTACACTATTTAAGTAAATTACCAAAAGACGAAAACGATATACCTTATTACATTCAAATTAATGATATTGGTATGCTTAGTCTTAATGGAGATTTATCAAATTTTAATGTTCCAGAATTTGATATTAATATTATAACTAATTTTAGATTTAAACAATCTGATAGTAAAATAGACGAAAAAACTGGTGAAAAAAAAAGAAGTTATTCTTTTAGCGCAGAATATCTTTTAGATCCAAAAAGTGTTAAAGATTTTATTAAAAATAATAAAAACATTAAACCTTTAAGTGATGAATCTATTATTAATAAAATTAAAGCAAGTAAAATTGTTGGATTAAATACACAGTTTAATAGAATATTAGAAAAAGTAAAAGGAGTACCAACAAGAGAAAAATTTTCTGAAGCAAGAGCGGCTAAATTAGGTAAAAAGAATAATCCTTATAAATTCTTTGTGCCTTATTCTGCGGAAGATTATATGGGTCTTATATATCCTACATTGGGTAAAGGTAAAATAGGTGATGAAAATTTAGAATGGTATAAAAAAAATATTATTACCCCTTATGCTAAAGGTATTAGAGATTTTGAAACAGCTAAAGAACAAGCATTAAACAGCTGGGAGGTACTTAAAAAACAAATAAAAAATGTTCCTGAAAAATTAGAAAAAGAAGCTATTGATGGTTTTTCAAATGAAGATGCAATTAGAATATATTTATGGAATAAACAAGGTACTATACCGTCAACTGAAGGTAAGCCTGATATAAATAAAAAAGAAATTGCGGCTATAAATAGATATATAAAATCTAAACCTAATTTATTACAATTTGCAAATCAAATAAAAATGTTAACTCCAGAAGGTTATCCTGAAGCATCAGGCACTGATTGGCTTGCTGGTACAATAACAACAGATTTAATAAATTATACTAATACTGTTAGTAGAGCACAATATTTGCAAGAATGGCAAGATAGAGTAGACGTCGTGTATAGCAAAGATAACATGAATAAATTAAAAGCTATTTACGGAGAAGAT